TTTATAACGGAGATTGGGACACAATTCCAACAAACATAGCCGCGCAACTTAGAGAAATATCAAATAACAATAATATGGGAGAAATTATTAAAATTTTTATGATTACATCATCGGGTTCTGAAGGTATTAACTTGCGAAACACAAGATACGTACACATTATGGAACCTTATTGGCACCCTGTAAGAGTTGAACAAGTAATTGGACGTGCTAGAAGAATTTGTAGTCATAAAGATCTTCCACCCGCATTACAATCAGTTGAAGTATTTTTGTACTTGATGACATTTACTCCAGAACAAATTAAAAGTGGAGATTCAATTGAGTTAAAATTAAAAGATCTTAGTAAAAGAGACCCAAAAGTTCCATTAACAAGTGATGAAGCTCTTTATGAAATATCTTCCATTAAAGAAGAGGTGAATACACAATTAATAACTGCTGTTAAAGAATCAGCTATTGATTGTGCCATTTACTCGCACAACTCAAAAGAAAATTTACATTGTTTGAATTTTGGCGAACCATCTAATAACACTTTTGCATACAATCCATCTATTTCTTCTGATCAAACAGATGTTGTTGCTAAACTTAATAAACAAAAAATAGAGTGGAATGCAAAACCAGTTAAAATTTATGGAGTTCAGTACGCAGCGCGTAAAATGAATGACCAGCTCTATAATATTTACGATTTAACTAGCTATGAAAATGCAAAAAAAACTGGTGATAACCCTCTTTTAGTTGGTACTTTGGAAATAAATTCAAGAGGAGAGAAGATTTTTAAAACATTAGTTGTATAATTTTTACGACGCACTTTTTACACTTTTGCAAAATATAATAAGGCCCATTAAAGCAAACGATGCTGATATTTTTCTAATATTTCTATATTCTTCTAGGTAATAATTATTTTTATATTTTTCTTCCCAGTAATGAATAAATTCCACAATTCGACTTTCTTTGTATTTTCTGTATCCATAAATTGTAAGTAGTGTTAAAATAATATCAATCTCATTATTGAAGTTATAAATAATAATATTTGCAAGATTCATGTTTGTTTTAATATGATAATTTTGTATATCATTAACTATATTGTCGCTTACCGCAGTATTGTAATAAGCGACATTTAAAAAGCCAGAGATTGCACCTTGCATTCTTAACTCTTCTACAAGACTCCACATTTTATCACGTTCATCTTCTACTATTTTTTGTGGCGTTTGAACCAAAACAATTTGAGAATTATTTTCAGATAAATTGGGCATTTCAAAATCCCACGCAACCTCACCATCATCCCACGATACTTGAGTATACTCTGATTCTTTAATCTCAAGACTTTTTTTTATATTTAACACAGGTTTTATTTTTTTTAATCCTGTATATAAACTCAACGCGTTAATAAAAGTAGCAACTAAAATCGTTAACTGAATTGCGTTCATTGTTCTATTATTTATAAGTATATTATTGTTTCACTTTCAAATCAATTTTTATTTTTTTCTAATAATAGTTTTTCAATCATAACAAAAATAGCATCTACTTTTTTTTCAAGTTTGTCAATTTTATCATCAGTAGATGGCCTATTTTTTTCTTTAGGTTCAATTTCTGTAATTTTTAATTTTAAGCCTGGTAAAATATTACTTTCTGTTATATCATCGGCCCACGAAACATTTTTTGTTTTAATATTTTCTGAATTTGGAACATCATATTCCATTAAATTTCCTAGTTTTATTTTTTGTGTAGCATTTTCATTTTCTTTCATTTTTTCAACACGAACAGATGTTTCTGAACTTTTTATCCAATTTTCAACTTCTGATTTATTAAAGTTATTTGTTATTTGTTGCATTTCTAAATTTCTTTCTGCAATTGTTCTTTTTATAATTACATCCAGTTCTGATATAGGCTCATCTCGCGCATTATCAGCAAACTTTGGCGTTTCAGGAACTGGTAGTGCCATTGCACGTGTAAATTCGTCTTGTTTTCTTTGAAATTCTTGTTCAAATTCATTTTCCCTACTTTTTTGAATTTCTTCGGCAGTTATTGGAATTGTTTCTTTTTCATGTATAACTAATGGTTTGGGTTTGGGAAAGTTTTGATTTAAAATATTAACTATTACGGAAATAAATTTTTTGTTCATTCCAATTAAAGTTTGATGGGAATTTTTTTCTTTATCATAAAATTGTTGAGCTATGTTTAAAAATATTCTATTTATTTGCGTAATTTCATCTCTATTTTTATTTACAACAATATCATCATCTAGTATGACCTCCCAAAGCATTTTAATATTATTGTCCCCAAGAAAATTGTTTTGATTTTCATATGACATTTGTATCTGTATATAAATAAACTACAAATTATTTATATACTTTTTTCTATTTTAAATTTTTCCTAATTTTACAAGTCATCATTGTAATAAACTTTTCTGAATTTTGACATGTACTCGTCCTTCAATATGTGAGTTTTCAAATAATGTTCGTTTATTTTGTCTTCCAACATGTGAACAATAAAATAAAGACCATAAATACCGCATTCAGTGTTTCCATATTGATGTTCTACAGGATAATTTTGATCAAACTCAAAATCTATTCTTGGTTTCAGCGACTTTCCTTGTTCTATAACACTATCAACAAAATGTTTAATTCTTTTTGGAATTTCATCTCCAGCGCTATCAAAATAGAATATTTTTTTACGTTTGATGTTAATAAATAAACTTACCCAATGGCTTCCACCCAAATAATGTGGATCGGTGTTAAATATTACTCCTATCTTTGTTTTCCCATTTTTTATTTCATCTTTTAAATTAAAATTGCACAACTCATTCCAAACACATTCGCCATATAATTTTTTTGCATCATAATCAATTGGAGATGGACCAATAAAGTCAAAACACTTGTAAGCTTTTTCGTATTGTTTCATAACATCCAATATATCTACACTTGACAACCATTCATTCGGATTTTTTTTCCATTCATTGGGCGACTTTGGTGCAAACGCGTCCTCCAATTCTTTTCTTGTTTTTGAGTCTCCAACAAAATTTTGTTTTAACCAACACGATTCTTTATTACAAACGCTACCCATATATTTTTTTAACGACGCCCATATTTCTTTTGGCTCGTTTGTTTTAATTATTGCATCTGGATGTCTCATGTTCCAAAGATCTCTTAACTTATACAAATCATCGTTTGAAAAACAACTAAAGTCATCTTTGTTTTTTTTATGTGAAGGACTACATTGCAGTTTTTTCATACTAATTGACTTCAACGCTTTTATTTGGCGTTTTATTAACTTGTTACCACCTCTTTGTTTTTTTATTTTTTTTGTCTTATTAAATGATAATTTTCGTCTTCTAGTATTTTTCATCTTAATATTAAAGGATATTTTCTTTTTTCTTTTTCTTAATTATACCTTTATTTTTCAATACCGGATCAGCTAAATCAATCTCTTTTTGTTTTGGCATAATTACTTCTTCTTCTTTTTTTGTTGAAGTTCTTTTTACAAATTTATCTAATGGTTTTACTACATTAATACTACGCATCAACAACTTATCCGCATCTTGTTGTGTTTTTTGAATAACTTCTTCTTCACGTAAAACCGAATCGGCTTCTATATTTTTGTACTCTTCTTGTAAAATATCATTATTATCTAGCGACTTAAAGTATTCAACACAGGTTTTAGTATAAACATCAAAAGCATATTTAACATCTGGAAATATAGTTTTTTCATAAAAACTTGGCTTTGATAACAAATCTTTTGTTAAGTCAACAATTCTTTTTTTATAGAATTTCTTTTCTTGTCTACAAACAATTTTTGACATTTTGTTTTGAACGCACTTGTTGTATTGTTCTTTGTTTATTAAATAATCTAATGTTATTTGATTTACTAAATTATCCGACATTTATAATTATGTGCGATAATTATAAATTTAAAAATACTCAATTACACCCACCATTAGATATGTCTTTTACTTGAGTTCGAGTTGAATTCAAAAATATACCTGGTGCTAAATTTTCAGGATTAGGATTAAATGCATCGAATTTTTCTTCTTTGAATAGCCCAGAAAATGGTTGATACACTTGTTGTTGCGGTTGAAAATTATATTGATAAAGATCGCTTGAACTATCGGGAACATATACAGCTTGACTACATTTTTGTAATGCAAAAATTTGACTTCTTAACTCAGACTCTACATTTATGTTTGATGAAAAACCAGACCAAGGCGATTGAGAATTACCGGGGTTAAAAGTACTATTTGTACTAAAAACAGGATACTGCATCGCTTTAACCGAATTTTCTCTTCTTGGGTCGACAATTGGCATCAAAGAGTATTTGGTTGAAACGGAGCGAGGGGTAAAATAAGGTTGAAGAACCTGCGATGGAATATTTCTATCATAAATTCTTGTGTTCGTTTCATTATGAATTATCGCAGAAAGATTGTTGTCGCAATTTTGATTACTCATTAATATAGGTTTACAATAAAATTTATGTATTATTTCTTAACTTTATAAATTGATATAAAGGA